CGGGAAAGAGCCGTGGCTCCTGTCTCTCCGTTGTTTTGAAGAGACGCTCAGGCTTAGCGTTTTAGGTTAAGCCACACTGTCATATCCCATGGCAGTGCCTGTCCATCTTGCGATGGGGCCGACGGAATATCGCTCCAAACTGCGACATTCCGAGCTTTGAGGATGTAACGAACAGCCCTTTGCCTTGGGCTGATTCGTCCACCTCTAAGACTACCGTGCAAAAAGGAAACCAAAGCGCCCTCAGTATTTATGTGAGGGCATGGTGTCCCGGACTTCAAGCATTTTGGACAATCGATCGCCACAGTCAAAGGAAGAGGTTTAAAGTAAAGGTATGAACCTTTACGTTTCTTCCGATGATTCTGTCGTTCGTACATCCAAAAGGGGATCTTGATGCCGGATACGTCAGCCTCCATGCGGGGTACAGGAAAGTACTCCACACTTCTAAGGAGGTAGTGGATAGTCTTCGGAAGCAAAATACCGCTTTTCGAAGACCATTCATTTAGACGATTGATTGCACTGTAACGAGCCTGCTGTGAGGAGAGGTCTTTTATATAGACTCCTCTCACATTCTGACCATGGAAATAGTCAGAACCGCAGGATTCGCGGAAAAATCCCTTAGAAAAGGATTTACTTCCGTTAACCTGAAACCCAAGCAATTGAAGGAGGTGACAAAGCCGATCAAACGTTTCCGTTTTGACGACGATATCGTCCCCAAAAACTGCATAATTCTGGGTATCATTCCTATTAACAGGTTTAATGTTATAGGATCGGTATACAGAAGCCACTGCACAGGTGAACAACAACGTTTGAAGTGGGAATGTAAACCCATTCCCCATTGTTGAAACCATATGTAGCTCGACATCTTCGCCGCTAGGCAAAGAAGTACTTGGCGTTCGCAACATCTCTATCAGCCCCCGAGCCGAAGAATTCGGCTTGAGGAGCCAACGGAGAAGTGTTAACGAAAAGTTGTCAGAAGCAGAAGAAAGATCAATCGTTGAGAAAGATCCATCAATGCTTCCGACGCGAGTAAGACGTCGATTTCGGTCAGGCTGAATCGACAGGTCTATATTATAGACCCGCCGCAGCTTTTCCTCGATCAGACGACCCATGCCTAGCTGATAAAACATATTCAGACTAGGCTCGGTACATATGGTACGTGCAATGAGATCCGTCTTAGGTACAAAGCTAAGTCGGGACTTACTGACTTGAAGCTCTCCGTAATTAAAAGACCGTACATCATTGGCGGTCTTCCAAGCGGGGATACCTTCAAGGTTCTTTATATAGTTAATATAAAGACTGTGAGATGTAAAGGTTAGAGGTGAGTCGAATAGCTTTTGATAAAAGCTACCGCCTCGAGCCTCTAGGGCACTACCCGGACCGGTTCGTCCTCGGTCAAAACATTCGCCGAGGATCCACCAAGTCCTGTCATCAGGGTCAAAGAAGTCCCTAAAAGCGTTTCTAACGCCATTAAGGAGAATCTCATCCCCTGACGTCGACATCTCGACATTGTATTCGTTCATGCGATTATTCTCATGAATGAACAGTTGCTGAGCGCGTTCCGCAAGAACAGGGTCGTCAGAGTTAACGAATTTCTTCGTTAACGATGAGAGTATTCCTGCTGCAAACGCCTCCTCAACTAGAGCACCTTCGATTGGCGGATATACTGCCAAACCTTTAGGAAAGCTCGCATCAATGTCTTCAGTAAGTTTCTGGAATAGTTCACGAGAGTTAACACCCATCTTGACCTCCAATAATACCGGTATATAGTCTTTGAAAGCTCCAACTCGATACACACGGAAAGCTCAGAGGAGAAGCCAGATCGAATTGTCGATCTTGCATTATCCTCAAAGCCAGCCGCATCGGCGACAAATAACGAGATCTGAAGATCTCGCGACTGGTCGGCGATCCCAGGGAAGGACTTTGACGCATATGGACTTTTAATCCATTGGTTAAAGCACTCCTCATATGGATCTTCGAGCGAAGCATTTTCAAGAGACTCTACGACGTTCCAACTGCAGGAGATCCCAAAAAGATACTTCTCAGTAAACATATAACCTCCAATGGAGTGTAATGTTAAAGAACGGCCGTAGCCAGAGTGTCCACGATACCATTCGCGTTCACCTGGAATATACCAGCGTTCATGGCCACCATTGCCTTAACGTTAGGCAAATCGTTCAGTTCGCAGCCGGCAGGAATTGAAAGTTCCGTGCGCGACAAGCCGATTTGAACAGGTTGGCCCGTCAACGGTGTCATACCCTTGCGGATAATTACCTTATAGACGTTTGTAGGAACGTTGGAGATCACCCCTGTCGCCGGGTTTGGAGTCCCAAGGATCTTAAGAACCTTAGGAACAAACATGGAAACAGTAAACGGACTCGATACAGAATGGGTCGTTACTCCAGTCTGCGTACCGCCAGTCGCTAAACAAACGAACTGACGTGAATTCGTGTCCGGGGGCGATGACTGTTCTGTAAGGGTATACGTCGGGTTAGTTAAACCCGTAATAGTCGTAGGCCCTACAACAGGACTCGTCGGATTAAACATAAGTTTTACCTCATGCAATGACGATTGAGAGACTAACGCGTCCTCGGAGGACGTCCTCTAGTAACCAAAAGGCCCGCGATATTGAGATCCTTCCAGACTGAACTGAAAGGAAGCTCAAATTGTAGGCTAGGTACAGAAGGGACGACCTGTCGACGATCTACGTCAGATCTCTCGGAGTAAGCCGACATAGCGCCAGCAGTCAAATCATCAAGCTGAGCATCGACGGAAACAAGTTCCGCAGTACGCTCCCAATTCAGAGAATAAACGACTCTCTGATAGGAAGTACGTCTCTGCGTACGAGTAAGCCAGGCGATGTCAGCCTTAGGAAATGACAAGGCTTCGATTACGTCACCAATATTGGTAAAGTAATCAAGGAGGAAGGTCCAAGGCAACAGGTTCCAAGCGGTGGGCAGTACATCTGAGACGCTAAGTCCCAGAGTAACTGCATCCTCGAAGAACACATTGTCTAAAGCGACACGTACTCGTCCATAATACTTAACTTTCACGGTTCGTTCTTTAGTCGTAATTGACGTAAAGGATACCGGGGAGCCAGGTATTGTGATAAGTGACGGTGCAAGATAGATCTGATCTCTATTCTCGGAGAACGCGGTTACCGGCACAAATTCGCGCCGGGCGCGTTCATGAATCCGAGCAAGAGCTTCAGATCCATCTTTAACATCGTTCACCGTTGGAACCCACCCGAGGGCGAATTCCAACCACGAGTCTGCAATGATATGGTCGAGAGACTTCGGTCTTTTTACAGGCCGATTAAGACCAGTTCCGGGTTTTCTACGGGAGAGAGCGCCAACTGGGCGCCGAGCTTTCCTGTATACATCCTTTGTGAAATGGTCAAATATCTTTCGTCCATTCTTAGCTGCATTCCTCACCATATGAATAGTCTCCAAGAGCTCTCCGATAATAACTCCGCCTTGACAGCGGCGTTGTGCGGCCCGAGCTTTCTTGTAGAACTTCATAAGAGCCTGATTGTCGGTTTTACTAGCATCTAACAAAGTGGTGGTTGGATTAGGATATCCAGGACACCAAATTCCATAATACTCTGATCTTCCTGATTTATCTTTCAGAGAGGTTCGAGCAAGGAATGTACCAGTAATCACGTGAGACCTCTTACGAGATGCCACGAGAGTTGTGGTCGCGCACTGACCCTGGCGGATCTGTGCACGGTACAGCGGATTAGGTACGCCAGTACGGGAACCAGTATCGGTTACCGAAATATTACTAAAAGTAGTATTCGGGCCGTTATTGATATTACCCTTACTGTCGTATCCTACGTTGGTCTTATACCTTCGGGTAAAAAGATCATCGCTGTACGTCTTTGTAGACATTAGGTACTCCGGTGCTGATAGTGTCGGGCAGGATTGTCCGATTATCCTTCAGCTTATAGAGAGCCTTGGGCCCCAGCCTAAAACTTCGATAGAGCTCGTACTGTGCGGAATTACACCGCATCTGCTTAGCCTCCGCTTCTGGAAACAGAGGTTGGCTTTGTAAGTTCAAGACGAACCAGTAGCGAGATATCGAGGCTAGGAGCACTG